GCTGTTGCCGTCCTGGTTACTGTGGCTATGTTCGAGCCCCCTGTAGCTTGAGGTGAGTTATATCCTGAGCCAGAGTTCTGCATGGGAATCAGCGTCATGGTCACTTGCGGGCTGGTTGCAGTAGACTGCCTAAACGTCACATCAGGAAGTATCCTGTTAACAAACGCAAACCGATTACCAAATTGCAGATCAAACTCAGAGGATTGAATATAGCTATCCATGGCCAAATCTACGCCATTGGTATTGTCATTAAGCCCGTATTCCTGATACACCAAGGTATTATTATAATTAGCCGATACTGGATATCTCAAAGCAGTCGAATCAATCCAAGCCGTTCTACCCATTGAACCATAGTACCAGATGTCATCTTGGTAGTTATAAACTACATAGCTGTCTATCGTTGTACTATTTTGTGAGCAATAGAACCACCATATCTCATTGAAGCCTTCCACCGTTCCTGCAAAAATTTGTTGCGACTGGTTCTGGTTAATATTGCTGTAAATGTATTCTCTCAAGTCACATCTAAGCGTTGAAACTGTACCGCTGTACTTATAAAACTTGTCAACACCCATCCAGTAGGTTGTACCTGCCGCAAGGATAGCTGCGTTCTGGCTCATGATCGATATATTGTCTCCAACAATATTAGAACCCCAGACCGCAGGAGTTCCAACATATTGGAAAGAATAAACCGAGGTATCCGTAAACACGACAATTTCTTGCCTGTTTTGAACACAGGCTACGATCTTAGATCCTCTGGATAGTCTTATATCTCCTGCCTGATTAGTTGCAGCTGGTGTCCACATGGTCACAGATTCCTGATCTGACCAACGAACCAACATAGGATCGAGAGTAGAGCCACCCAATGTGTTAGTGCCAAATGCAAACACAAAGCGACTAGCATCGGAGACAAAGATAAAATTAGCAATAATCGGTACATCTGACGCTCCCGATAATGTGCTAATGTTAACTCCTGGGCTGCTAAAGGTTGTACTATAAGCCCAATAATATATAGCCCCGCCTTGAGGATTAAATATTAAATCCTGCCCGAAGTTGGCTTGGCTCCATAGTCTTAGTCCTACTGTTGTAGAAGAGCTGGTACCCCATACTCCAGAACCCCAAGTGCCTGACCCCCATCCATATAAAGGTACCTCAATGGCTGGGCCAGTATTGATTTGATAGGTAGCCGTAACGGTCCCTCCGCCAGGAGAGCCTGATGCATCCGAAGCGTTTGCCGTGGCCGTGGCAGTAAAGGTGTAAACGTTTACACTTAGCACCGTGACTTGATATTGCTGGTTTAAAACCGCAGCCGTGATATTGCCGCCTAGCCCAGTCGCCCCAGAGAACGTTACAAAATCCCCTGTCACCGCTCCATGAGCCGTGGCATTCACTGTAATCGTTGATTGGCCAGCAATCGCTGTGAACGGGTTTGTTAGAGTCTGCGTTCCACGAATAGGGGTAATATCATAAAAGCTACCCGCTTCATTAATATAAAACTTTAGATTGGTGCCTACGCCAATTAATGATATGCCCGTTAAAGAAAACCAGTTAAATAAAGAGCGGCAAACTCCTAGATAAGTATTTAAACTTAACGGATACCAGCCCCCTATTTTTTCAGGGAATCCTTGCCTAAATCTGACCAGTTGAGATTTATACCAGCTCCCGACAATAGTAAAACCTGGCGAGTTAGTTCCTACCGTTTCTGAGGCATATTGTGTTTGCTCCCTGTTTACACCAGGGCGAAACATAATGGGTAGTAGTGCGGTAGGTTGATCAGCCATAGCTTATTGTCCCATTACGCACTTAAAACGGCAAGCGCATGTTGGGTTAATTTAATCCGTTCTTCCAACCCAAATGTACCGCCATTGATTCTTCTGGTTAGTCCTTCCCAGTTCTGCGCTTCAGCCAGATCGTTGCATCCATGAGTCTTCCAAAACCACCCAGCGGACAAAGCAGCATACATAGGGGTCGCAACAAGTTGCGGTTCTTTGACCATATCCCTCTGGACTGACTGCCCAAAGTGGTAATAGTTATCGTGTCCAGTCAACTGAATACAGCCCCGACCATGAAACCGCCAACCATCTCCTGATTTTTCATCACGGTTTCCCATTCGATTGGCGTAAATTCTGTTGGCAATCTTCTCGGGCTGGTGGGCGTAAAGGGCAAACTCATCGGGTTGAAACTTGTGTCCAAAGAGCTTTTGTAGGGTTTCGGCTCGATAATTGAGGTTTTCTTCCAGTGTTTTGAAATGGTTGCACTCGTGGCTGCACTGTCCGATAAAAGCTGCCTGCTTCTTGACATCGTTCATCCCAAACGTAGTAAAAGTCGTAGTCAATGGTTCCGACCATTCAGCACCTATCCCGAGCTGATTGAGCTTCTCAGGGCTTAACATTAACCATCTCCCTTACTTTTTGATAGGTGTCGATACAGGCGTTGAGCTGGGTGATGGCGATGTCCCCGTCTGCTGCGATACTTGCAAGAGCTTTAATAGTCTCTCGCTCAGATTGGCCTGCATCGGTTGTATTTCCGCTGGTAGCTCCGGCATCTGCACTGGCTTGAACGGGACAACTGGAGGGGAGGTGCAACTTGTTACTGTCCACGAGAGCAGTAAGATTATCTTGTTTCGCTTTAACATCATCTTTTGCCTTTCTCAATGCACTATTTACCCCAACCAGCTTTTTGTTCAGCTCGGCTTCTTTGGCTCTTGCTTCTGCATTAAGTCTGTCAATTTCTGCTTGATCTTCAGCAACACGCCTTTGATAACCATGATGATCTGCGACATAGTAACCTCCTAAAATAACTAACACAATACCGCCAATTTGCATGACAAAAGCCTGTGGCTTAAGCATGGGCAGGAACTTGACCAGGTGACTTACCAAATACAAACCTATTCCTACTGCCAACGACAGCAGTGCAAGGTAGTACAAGATGTCACCAAAGAGCCAACTAAGCATTTACACTGGCCCTAGCATGAGCCATTCTCTCACGTTCTGCGTCATCTTCCAAGGTGGGGTGAGACATGGGTGGAGGGGGTGGAGTCCAGCCAGACGGAGAAGATGGAGCCATCATAACAACTGGAGCTGGCGGTGGGGGAGGAGGTGCAACGTAAGCATCCTTATTGGCCTTGGCTGCATTCATCATATTGGTTGCCTCATTGGTTAAACCCTTGGTCAAAATACCGCCTATCCCGCCCACGATCAGTAACACGATATCATTAAGCATCTTGGTGTATGCTTGATCAATAGGAGCCATAGCCTTGATCGGCTGGGTCACAAAGGTTACCGAATAGAGAAGCGCCAAGGTAATAAAGGCAAAGATTAAAGTCACCATAATGATGACAAACGCCCTGACACGGACTTCTATCTCATCGGCAGACAGGCGTTCCTTGGGGCTGTTGAACAGTGCCAGCAATAGTTCCTTCAATTTTCTTCTCCAGTATGGGGGCTACAAGATATTCAGGACAGTCTTGGTCAAACTCACATCGAGGCTTTTGGCACTGAGCCGCACCAAAGTTGTCAGGATTCTGGCAAAAGTACCTGTAGTTATCACCACAGCTAGTCAACAGTAATAAAACCCAAAGGTATTTCATTTGCCTTCAATCCTAGCCAGAGCCTTGTTTACACGAATCTCCATCATCTTGATGTCTATGTACATCCACGAAAGCAGTGGTATGAATAGGAGGATCACCACCATCAAGACCACGATAACAATGACGAAGAACGAACGATCATCAGCATCAGCCATATCCACGCTATCATCAGAAACGTTATTACTGTAGCTATTGCTTTGTCTTGGATTTCCTCCGCCCTTTGACGCTTTAGCCATGCCGCTTTCCGTTTCTTGTCTAGCTCCGCCTTTCTAGCTAACGCCTGCTGATTGGCAATATGCCCAATCATTTTATTCACCCGACTGTACAAGTCCTTCATCTCAGGAGGAACATGGTAGACCATGTACTCCCTCATCTCTTCATTCAACTTTTCCATCTGCAAATTGGCAATCACCAACTTGATCGCAATGTCGTTTCCTTCTTCGTTGTTGGCAGTCAGCGCCAACTCTTCTTGTTCTTTTGTGTAAGCCTTTAAGCCGTTGTATGCGTGAAAGAACTTGGTGAGAGCATCTGCGACTTGGGCATAGATTTGGTTCTCATCAAATTCAACCCTCTTTTTCGGTTTAGCTTTAACAGGAGCTTGGTTAACCGTGGCTTGTGGCTTTTCTTTACCACCGAAGAGTTTAGAGAAAAACCCAAATATCCCTTTTGCGTCATTTTGGATACCCTTGATATCCCCCACAACTCCGTCAATTTCTTTCTTGGCATCAACAACGAACTGCCGTCCCTCCTTGTACATCTCACAGGATTCTTTGACAAGTTTGAAGGCCGAAGTAGCCAGAGCGACAAGGGTGAATGGATCAATTTTTACAACCCAAAGAACTTGTGGAAGAACTGCCCTGCTACATTGGGGCCGAGCAGGACTAGGAGCATCACACCATAGATCAAATACTCAATCTTGGTCATGCGTCTATCGCCTTCTTTCAGCATATCTGCGATCTGCCTATAGCGCTCATCACAGACTGCAACGTGAACAGCAAGGTCTTTTTCCGTATCAGACATTTAATCAAAACCTATGAGTGTCTTGGCTAAGTTTTTACGCTTTGCCATCTTGGGTGAATCAGTTGGCTTTACGCTCAACTTTTTCATAGGAATCTTTTTCCCTTCAGGAACATGAAGTGCTTCACGCAATGCACCTTTGTTTTTGATTGCTTTTTGTATCCATTTAGTAGCCATTATGCGCCCCACTGCTCAGTTGGCAATGTTGGAA